AAAGCAGAAGCTTGGGCAAAAGAAATCAAGATGATTTATGGTCAAAGAAGTAAGGAAAATGACTGGATTGTGACCACTACTTATAACAATAACGATAAGATAGTTGAAAATGTAAGTAAGAAAACGAAAACAATTTATAGGTCTAAAATGTCATTAGAAGATATAATAGACGCAATGCAAGTGGAGGCAGCTGATGTTATCAACAGGCTCTAAAATATGTATTCATTTAGATTATGAAGATTGTCTAGCTAAAGGCATGACAGTTATGAAAGCGAAAAATACAATTCGCAAGATGTGGTCATTAACACAAAAAGAGGTTGATGACATTATAAAGGAACAAGAACAATTTTTACAAGACAGTAGTCAAGGAGAACTGGTATGAGTGTAAACTATACAGAAGAACAAGTAGCATACATGACAAAGTTGTATGAAGAAAATCCTACTAGAGAAACAGTAGAAAATCTAGCAGAAGAATTAGGTAAGAGTGTAAAATCTATCATAGGTAAGTTAAGTCGTGAAGGAGTTTACAAGAAAACTGTTTATAAAACAAAGACAGGAGAAGACCCAATAACTAAAAAAGAGTTAGTAGAAGAACTAGCAAGTTATTTAGATATAAGTGCAGATTCTATACTAGGATTAGAGAAATCCCCAAAGAGAGATTTAAAGTTTCTAGTGGATACTATAAGAACAGGTTTTGAGAACTCTCAAGAAGTCTGGGAGAATCCAAACGGAGCTTCTGGTTTATTTATAGAGATTAAGGAGGCATTGTGAACAAAAAACGATTTGCTAAGATATTCCCTAGAAATGATAAACTTCGAAGAATAATAGCAGAACATGGAGAGTATTTTGAAGTTGTTGGAGCTGCAGAAGTGCAACCAGCTCTAAAGAACCAGCTATGCTTAACTCTCAAAGATGAAAATATCACATTCACAACAGCAGTTGTAAATCTACGAATAGTTCAAGACTAAAGCGGGTGTGCAACGCACCATTAAAAGTCATAGCGGGTGTGCATAAACTAGGGACAATTTGAAATAAATTGTTCCTTTACCCATCAAAATTGAACATAAACCCATAAAGAGTAAGTAACAAATCGACTTAAAATACTTAGAAGTCGGACAAAATTTTTGAAAATGTAAAGAGAATTGTAGTTAAGTGGTTGAAATGTTGGGATTGGAAGAAAGTCGAAGTAAGATAGTTGACTTTCTTTGGGTGTGATATGGTTGACAAAAATTGTATCGTAGTTCATTCGCATAAATCGTCTATATAACAAGGTGTGCTCTTACACTTACGTGACGAGCACTGCTTAATGCTACACATTCGATAATGCTCACTTTGAAATAATGATAAGTCGTTGATTGTCGTAGTAACTATCTTAATTAATTACTAATATTATACCACAACTTTATCAAAAATACAAGAAATTTTTTTCCTAGGGGTATGATTTTTAGGATAGATTTAAGTCTTCGAAATGGAAAAATATTTTATTTTTCTATGAAGGAGTTATAAAATGAAGTGTAAAAACGGTGGGAAAAGTGAGGTGTCATCATCTTCGTCTTTGATGTTTCGGTTTTCGGACTTCAAACTTGCGTTGTTCCGAGGTTATTTTCTGTTGTCTTTTGACTGCTGCTGCCTTCAATCTTTTTCTACGAGCAGTTGGTTTCTCATAAAATTCAAGCTCTTTTATCCGAAGTTTCAGACCATCGCGGTCTGTCTTTCTACGAAGTATTCTAATTGCTTTTTCTACAGACATACCTCTACAGTTTACTCTCATCTAACCCCTGTGCTCTTGTAAGACGACACAGTTCGTTGGCAATATTACATTGATTATCGACAGCGGCTTTGATGAACTTCATTGTCCATGCCATATCAAAAACGAAGTCTTGATTCTTCGTGTCGAGTCCTAATTTGTTTGCTTCTAAAAGTAAAGAAGTAGTAAGTTTTTCGGTTATTTCTTCTGCTTTCTTTTTTCTTGGAAACTCTACTACATTATCCATCTGTTCTCCTGTGAAAAGTCCACCCTCGTTTTCGAAGGTAATTTACTTGGGAAGTAATGCTAGACGGAGTGCGAAGTAAACGAGTAGAAAGTTCATCTATAGTCATTTTATTATAGTTGTCTTTCAAAACCATTTTTTCCTTGTAAGTCCAGCTTCCCTTTTTTAATAGTTTCATAATGATATTATATCAAAAGAATAACCTCTTGTCAACAAATATTTTTAGGTATCCTTGAAATTTTACTTGACAGGAGGTGTTAGTTTTGATATAATATATAATTGGAGAAAAAATTATGGACATAGACACAGCATTTATTTTAATACTACTTTGTAGCATTTACCTATCCTATCAGTATGGAAAGAAGGAAGGTATTGGCGCAACGCTTGACTATATGAAAGAGCAGGGCAAGATAGATTTCGAGGACTAATCAAAAAATTTATCTTGACTTATGGTGTTAAATTTGATATAATTTAAGGGAAGTGTAGAAATGGTTTCTACACATTGGCGTCGATACCGAAAGGGTCGGCATAGTTTTACTGAAAAGGAAATTAGGAGAATATAATATGACGATTGATATTAGTAAATTTTGGCTTGGTATGAACAACGATTGGCTATTGCAGAATACCGATACTTCATATCCAAGATATAACATAGTCGAAAATGTGGAAACAGGCAACTACCGTATAGAAGTTGCTATTCCAGGTTGGTCGAAAGAAGAAATAGAAGTGGTTCAAGAAAAGAACGAACTACTTATCAAGGGGAAAAAAGAACAAAAGCTTGGTGACACAGAAAGATTTGTGCATCAAGGCTTAAGTCTTAAATCTTTTGAGAGAAAGTTCATTATGAACACAGACTTAAAAGTAGACTTTGTAGAACTCAAAGATGGACTATTGACTATCGCGCTGTCTAGAACTCCGAACTCCAATCGTAAAGTATTGGATATTAAATGATAAGAAAAATGGTATATAGTTTTAGACAGTTAAACAAGTATGATGATGTAGGAGAAGTGTTAGGAAATGCTTTTCTTATTACTATCTTTACATTCGCCGTATTGGCAAGTGTAGGAGAACTCATATCTTAGTTCACTGTCAAAGACCTAAGTCGAAGCGCACTCGTAAGAGTGTGCTTCGCATTAAGAAACTTAGGGAAGAGCAAGACAAAAACCTACTTGACTACGCAAATAAATTGCAAAAGGAATTGAACAAATCATTAAACGGAGTATTATATGCTAATAGCAAGTGCAGAAGCTCTAGACAGAATAAGAGCAAAAGTAAAGGATAAAGGTTATTGGGGAGTTAGACTCCAAATGTTACCAAGTGGTTGTAATGGATATGCTTATGACTTAAGTTATTTAGAGTATCCAAGTGTATCAAGTGATGCAGTATTTTATGACCTAATTGCTGTAGACCCAATGACTTTAGGATATCTTGAAGAAATAAATATCGATTGGGTAGAAGAAGGACTAAATGAGTATGTAAAAATACAAAGTCCAAGAGAAACTGCTCAGTGCGGTTGTGGAGAAAGTTTTACAATATGAAAATATCAGCAGAGGGTTTAGCCCTTATCAAAAAATTCGAAGGCTGTGAATTAGAAGCCTACCAAGATGCAGTAGGAGTTTGGACTATTGGTTATGGACACATCAAAGGTGTGAAAGAAGGCATGACAATAACCAAACAACAGGCAGAAGAAATGCTCGAAGAAGAGTTAATAGAGTATGAAAACTATGTCAAAGAAGCAGTCAAATATCAACTAGACCAGTGCATGTTCGATGCATTGGTATCATGGACATACAATCTCGGTCCAAGCAATCTAAATTCTAGCACACTTTTAAAAGTTCTCAATGCAGGGGACTATGACGGAGTGCCTGAACAAATCAAAAGATGGAATAAGGCAGGAGGCAAAGTCTTGCAAGGACTTGTTAGAAGAAGAGAAGCAGAAGCATTACTATTTGAAGGAAAAGATTGGTCAAATGTATGAAAAGATAAAGCAAATCCCTCAATATTTAGAGAAATTCTGGTATTGGTTAAAAGGATTATTCATTACTTACTACGAATTAAAGGTAAGTTATAATTCTACTTGGGGAGATGCAGACGACCAAACATTTATTGTAAGTAAGTTTTACAAAAAACAAGAAAAATATATAAAGTTCAAAACGCAAGAAGGCGAAATAGTAGAAGTAAGAGGTGCAGAAGGACTTAACTATAGGATAAAAGAATTATGAATCAATTTTTTATAGGAATTATTATAGTATTAGGACTAGGTGGATATTGGTTATATCAAGAGAATGTAACCTTGAAAGCAAACAACCTTGCATTAGAGGGAGCAGTTGCTACTCAACAAGAAGCACTAGAAACAATGCAAAATGATTTTACATTACAAACAGAACAAATGCAGATAATGACACAAAAAAGTCAAGCTGCACAAAGAGAACTGAATAGATATTCAGAATTTATAAGAAACTACGAACTGAGTGCTAAAATAATGGGTGACCCAGTCGAAATGCAAAGGAAAATAAATAATGGAACAAAACATATCATGGAGGATATCGAGGAACTCAGCAGTGATGTTGATGAGCTTGATGATGGTCTCCAACTGCAGTCTCCTCCCAACGAGGACATTAGAGGTTAAAGCAAAGCCGATAGAGAGAACAATAGTTCAACCTATCATGCCTCGTGAAATAGATTTAAAAACAGTCAGGTGGTTAACAATCACACCTGAAAACTTTGAAGAACAATTTAAAGTAATCGAAGACCAGGAAGGTGAGTTAGTCTTTTTAGCTATGACTATTCCTGACTACGAATTAATGGCATACAATATGCAAGAACTAAAGAGATATATTACTGAACTAAAAGATGTCGTAGTGTATTATCGAAAGGTCACCACAGAAGATATCAGTGCTGCAAAGACTGACTGAGTGGTGGCAATTTTATAAAGAGTATAGAGCCATGATGAAAGGCTCTAAGTTCTTTGATAAAAATCCCACAGTCCAAGGAAGATTTGAAGAACTAGAAGACTGGTGTGAGGAACTGGAAAATAAAATATACAAACTAAATAAACGCTTAAAGCGTCAAGCTCGAAAGAGTGAGAAGTAATATGTTAGACTTTATACAGGGAATAATATTAATAGTAAAAATAGTGCCATGGTTAGTCATGGGCGCTTCAGTGGTAGCGGCATCAACACCAACACCCAAAGACGATATGTGGATAGCAAAGTATTATAAGTTAGTAGACTTATTAGCTATCAATATTGGAAAAGCTAAGGATAAATAATGGCAGATGATAGAGATAGATTTGGCGGAGATATGTCAAGAAATGAGGTTGAGATAGACCTAAGTAAGTTCATGGAACTTGTAACAGAGAACAGCAAGTTAAAAGCTGACATCTTAAAGTTAGAAAGTGAAAAAGAACCTGAAAATCCATATCAAAAATGGATATGGTTATCAAATATGATAGACGCTTGGAGAATCTTTCCAAGAGCATTTCTATCAGTATACATATTTTTACTATACTATGCGACAATGTGGTTTATGGAATTACCTGAGCCGTCGCTTGAACAGTCTGGATTAATTTCAGTTATAGTTGGAGCAGGCGCCGCCTGGTTCGGATTATATGCTGGGACAGCAAAAGATAAGATAAATAGTAAGTAATAAAAAATAGTTCTTGACACTTGGTTTTAAATTTTGTATAATATAAATTATGAAAAAATTAAAAGTAAGAAAGACAACTCCAAAACACGGTTCTACTAAAGTCCATAAAGACAAAACAAAATTTAGTAGAAAGAACCAAGTAGAGGAGATATGTGAATATTGCCCAGGTGTTCCATTGAGTGAATGCACAGGGTATAAGTGTTGGATATAAGTTATGAATCTATTTTATTTAGACCAAGACTTAGACAAAGCAGCACAGTTTCATGTAGATAAACATATCGTAAAAATGCCCCTCGAGGCAGCGCAAATTCTTTGCACAACTATCTATATCGACAGATATTTAGGGTATGTTCCTCGTGCACTTAACGCTGAAGAGCGTGAAGTCCTTAATAAATTAAAAGCTGAAATAAAGCATTTACCATTAGAGGAACGACCCTACCCCTATTTACCAATGATGTATAACCACCCATGCAT